GTACTGCATCATGAAGTCGCTATAGCGTGGCAAATCTTGTACACCTGCGGCATCATTGATAGCCTTTACTTCAGCATCGTCTAATATGCGGTTAATCTTTAGCTCACCGCTAATTAACCACTCACCAGTCATGTTGGGGTTAGTCTTGTACCGGTAACTACCGCCATGAGGAACTCTATCAGTGATGTGGGCAGTACCTACGTCAATACCACCGTCTTTTTTAACATTAGCCCTACGCAACGCTTCTTGTTGCCAATCTACATCTGCCGGTAATTCGACTTCAGCCCATACTTGATCATCCCGACGAACGTTAGGCATCTCTAACTTTTTAGTGCTACCCGTTGCAGGATCAATCATTGCTCCAATGTGATGGGCAATAGGTACATCTCCAGAGTGCCACCCCGGACGTGCGGCTACAGCCTTTACACTTTTAGTATTTTCTTTGGCAATAAAGCCGCCATCAACTAACTTCTTACGTAGTTCAGGATCGTCAGGTATTTCGACACTACTCCCTGTAGCCTTACGCTCACCGGTATCGTAGAATGCTTTCTTGCCAGTTTCAGTTTTAGGGGCAGTTGCCTTGGATGGAACGTAGTATCTACCGTTCTTTGCTTGGAAAATATAGTCAGGCATGTTTGCTTTAATCCACTCTCCAACAGGTAGCGGGTTGTTAGCATCTACAAACAGAGGGTACAAGTTATCGTCTTCACCTTTAGTGAATAGCTTGTAAGCCGTAACGGTCTTTTTAGGAACGTAGTTGTCTAGCTTTGAGATTTCTAGAGATGCTTCTGCAATCTCATCTGCAACCTTTGTTGCGTTATCCACAACCTTAGCCGCCGTCTTGCCTCCGGGAAGTGCACCCAAAGCGGCCATACCAAAGTCTAATAAACTTGCATCTTCGCTACCGCTAGCTAACTTATACGCTTCTTCAGCGGCATCAATCATAGACTGTGCTGTACCCGCAGGAGAGAAGTCTTCAATTAAATCTACGCCAGCTTGAACATACTCCCCGATACCCATCTTAGGTTCTGCTTCTTCTTCAGCAGTCTCTGATAATGCCAATGGGTCAGCCATTAAGCCGCCTTCGTTCATTTCAACTTCAGAACGATTTATAGAATACGTATCTTTGTAGGGAACATCTTTAGTTTGCTTCTCTGAAAAAGGAAGAACAGAAAGTATTTTTTTCAATTCTTCTTTTGCGTCTTCATCTCCCTCTCTAAGCTTACCTACTAAGTACAAAGGGTCTTCTATGTCCATAGCAGGTTCTTTTACTTTTTCAGGTTCTTCTCCTAAAAGAGACGCTATAAAACCTTGCTCGTCTTCATCTATTTTTTTAATAACTTCTTGTGCAGTTTCTAAAGCAACTTTGTCTTTGTCAAAAACTCCACGCTCATATAGCTGTGGTATGGACTCAATAGCAATTTTTAAAAGGGTATAAGGACCGTGTTGATTATCACTAGCTGCTTTGACATAACTTTCCGTTTTATCTTTTAACTCTTGGTCATTTTCAACTAACGCACGTAAATAATCAAATGCTCTAGCAACGTATTCCGTCCCGTATTGTTTAACTTTTCCAGAATCATCTGTGACAGAAAAAGGTTCGCCTCCAGTTAATTCATGAAATCCTTCGTGCCTAGCTACAGTCGCTGGATCATCTGATCCCATAGATACCATAACTTCTTTTTGATTCTCAAATTTAGGAGTAGCAAAACCAGAAGTAACTTCAGATAAGTCTAATCCTTTTTCCGCTTCAGACCCATAAGGCATAGTCAGTAAATACTGAAGCTCGTCGCCAAGTTCTTCGTCGTAAGGAATGTCTGGGTTACTGTCAAACGCCAACGTGTTAAGAGTATCTACATACCTTTCTTCTTGACTGTCTTGCCACAATTTAAAAGTTTCTGGATCGGATCGCTGAATAGAACGTACGTTTTCTTGATACAGATTTCTAGACTCATCAAAAAGTTTTTCTGCCTTTTCTTGGGGCAAGTCTTGCATTTTAGTTAAGGTATTTGCTCGTTCTAAGTTACGCATAAACTTAGTTCTAGCGTTATCTAACATGTTACCAACATTCTCAATACGGTCTGTATCAGCCACTATTGCTTACCTTCTTCCGCCTTCTGTACGGCCTCGTCTTTTAATGTGAGTAATCGACGGATTTCCCTAATCTGCCCCTGTAGCGAATACATCTCTGTTTCACTAGGACACTGTTCTAGTTGATGATGCAAATAGTTCAACCTGTCACCGACATAAGCCTCTAGGCGTTCCATGTTCTGTTTGCCATTGACCAAAGCCAATAGCTTACGTGCGGTTTCTACTTGCATTAAGCGGCCTCGGGTCCAGCAGTGTCAGGACGACTAAACCCCTCGGCTCCCGGCTCAGGTGCGTTTCCTGGCCCCATAGCTCCCGCTCCTACCCCTGCTTGGTTATCTGGTGTAGGTGACCCTTCCTGCCCCTGTTGCGCCGCTTGTGGGGCTTGTGGTGAAGACTGAGGGGCATATTGAGCCATTAGTGCCGCCTGAATAGCAGCCTCTCGTGGATCATTGACAATCTTATCTTCATCTAGGTCTAGTGAAGCGGCAATCTCACGGAGGATATAGTCGAACTTGATCATCGGAGCCATTGCAGGGTTAGTACCTAGTTGCATAACTTGCATAAGTTTCTGTGATCTGATCTCGTTACGCATCAAGGACTCCGTACCACGAGCAGTAATTGCCAAGTCGCCATTCGCTTCTGGGTCAAAGTCAAACTGCATATTGAACGCAAACATTGCCTTGCCTAACGGAGAAAGCAAATAATCATCGACGTTCTTGACAACAGTTTTAATATTCTGTGCCGCCGCACCCATGAGCATTGACATACCAGATGCAGTGCGGCCTACGCCCGTAACACCAGTTTGACCATGCGAGAATGATGGAATGCCCGTCGCCTCATCTGCAAGTTGACGTGACTTATCAAACAACATCATGTTCTCTTGTGCGACATTCTGGAACTTAGTGGAGAATAAAGCCTGACCCGGAGCACCTCCCTGACGACGGAATACTTTGCCGGGGTATACAGACAAATCCTGACCGGGAACTAAGTTTGTCTCGTCCACCTCAAAGATCAGGTTGCCCGACAACACAGCGTTGTCTACGGCCATACGCATAAAGCCATTCATCAACTGTTGCGTATCTTCCATATTCTCAGCAACACCAATACCAAAGAAGCTGTAAGGGTTCAGTTCAAATGGTACTGCGTAGAACGGAATACGAGTTGGTTTAAATGGGTTAAGTACTAAACGCAATAAGTTATTTCCACAAACCCATGCGTTAACTTGTACCTGATCAACATTCTTTAATTCTTTAGGTAACTTTAGTCCTGCCTCTTCTGCAAGTTCAGCGTCAATAACGCCCCAGTACTCCAGAACTTCCCACCGATTAACTTCCATTGTGTAGTTGCTATCGTCGATAACATCTTCCCAATACTCTTTGGCGTAGTTAGAACCGGCCAGAATTGCACGTTCAATTGCTTCATCACGGAACAGTGGGCGATCCTTTAACGCTCTCATGTCGGAGCGAGACATGCGGTGACGGTACACCACGTGCTCTGCTTCATCCATGTTATACGCATCAGAGTCTGGGTAGAAGTTCCAGATAGACACAGCCTCTAGGCGAGGGCGAGTCTTAATAATAGGATCGTACTCACCATCTTCAGTCCACCGAGGATATTCTATATCTTCTGCAAATGGACCTTTGATAATACCTGTACCAAATAAACATTGCTCGAAAGCAACAAAACGAAGGTGCTTGTTTCCATCAGACTCAGCGATTTGGTCATGGATCTTTTTCTCCATGCGCTTGGCCGCCTCGTTAGCAGGTTCGTAGATTGCAGAAGTCATGGTGTTACCCGGACCTGCTTTAATCTTATCCTCTGCGCCTTTAACTGCATTCGCAATAGGGCCAAGGTCACGAGGACTTACCGCACCTTTGGGTACTTCACGCCCATCACCTGCGTAACCTACGTTAAGTTCTTCGTAGATTGGCTTCAATGCCTCTGGGATAGCGGCATCAATGTGAACAGTATCTTTGATACCTTCTGGGATTGGAGTTTCTTCAACACCAATAGGAAACTTGTTCCCTGCAAACAATACATCAGTTACTTGGCTATACGCCGCAAGTACTTTTGTCTTTGTAATCTTGATGAATATTTGTGAACGTTCAGTTTCTGTGAACTGAGTCGTATCATCATATACACCACGATAGTTTTTGTACGCAGTTAACCAACGTTCTTCGTCTGTTAAGCGACGGTCTTTAGATCTTTGGTATTTGCTACGGATTTCAGCTACGAAGGCGGAGTACTCTAAGTCTTCACTTTCATCTGCACTATCTTCCAATGCAATTACTTCGTCTTCATTAAATTCTGGTTTATCTACAATCGCCATTTACACACCTGTTAATACCCAAATACGGGGTCCATTGGTCTCCACGCTGTTTTATTAAAATCGTTATCAAAGTCAAATAAACCTCTCGACTTAGGTCTTGACATAATCCCGTAACGTATAGAATCGTATGCGTGGTCAGACGCATAACGTGGATCAATGTCGTCTGTTCCTTTAGGGTCCGTCGGTATCACCTGCATATCTGCAATAATTTGTCTGCAGGTATTAAAGAACACAATATTTGGCTGTTCTATCTCTTCGTTGACTTTTAGCAACTCATGCAATCTGTTTTTACCGGCAACACGTGATCCACCAGTACGGTCTGAAGGTCTCCACCGGCATCCTTCTGCAATCATCTCTTCTGCGATGGATGGACCGGTATGCCCACGGCTATGCCACGTTGAACTATCTAGCACCCCGTAACGAATATCTTCACCCGCCTCTAACTCTAATATTTTTCTTGCTAAATCACGTGATGTATGTTTTGATACGTACAATTCCCTATAGACGTACAGAGTCTCAAAAGCAGGGTCAATAGCAAACCAATGAACTGCTGAAAAAGAACTGTAACCAAAGTCACACGATCTGAACTTAGTCCAGTTGTGAGGAATGTCAAAAGCATCACAAGTATGAGTGCTTATCTTAAACTCAGGGAAAGCCGCACCATCAGCTACAGTCCAATCCCCTTCTAGCAACTGCCTACGTTGTTGTTCAGGCATAGACAGCAAGTTAGCTTCGTACATACCGTCTTCGTACAGGTGCGGGTTATCTTTTAACGTGGCAGGAATA